TTAGTTAATAATAATAGGTGCATCTTGGTGTTTTAAATCTTCTACTTGCTTTCCACATTTAGGGCAAACTACGCAATCGCTATCAATAAGTTGTCCACAATGTTTACAATATTTAGTAGTATTCTCCATGGTTTTAATCTCCTTTGTTTATGTTAATAATTATTTTAATCTCAGTTCTATAAGTTCTTTCTGATATCCCAAAATTCGCGAAAGCTGATCTATGGTACACTCTTGATAACGCATATATTCCGTAATTAGATCATCTGGTACCAGGAGATTTATAGCAAAGGTATTTGCTTCCTGTTCTTTTCGAGAATTTAGAAAGAGCGTTTTATGTTTTATAAAGTAGCAGTTTTCCCTTGGATGAAGAATTGCATGCCCGAGTTCGTGAGCCATAACAAATAGTTTTTCATTCCCTTCCAGGTTCTCATTGATCCAGATGCATTTACTTCTTTTCATGTACATATAGCATCCAGAACGTGATCCTATATCGCAAATGGCTGTTTCGATGCCGAGCATATCTGCAATAACGAAAGGATCATTAGTCTGGAATTTTTTCCTATAATAAGAAACTTTCTTTTTGATCTCATTATTCAAATTTAAGATCACCTACTTTTTGTTTTTATTAGGATTGTACTTTGCTTTGTTTTTTACTTTTAAACGGCGGAGCATTAATTCAACCTGTCCCAGAAAAAGATCTACGTCTTCGTCAGGAATATCTTCACCGTCATAAGCAGCGGGCCCCAGCTCTTTGCTTTCTAGCTTTTCACGTAAAGAGTCAAGGTCCTTTTTTATATCTCTTTCGTCTTTGGCATTGAGCTCCGTTTGAATTTCGCTATCGCCATTAAGCAAATAATCCATTGTAACATTAAAGTATTTGGCGACAGCATTAAGCTTATCAGCATTAGGGGTGGATTTATCCCATTTTACGATTGTGCTATTGCCAAAACCTAACTCTGACTCAAGCGCAGGTAAACTAATACCGCGTTCTTGCGCAAGAGCTTTTACTCGGTCTTTGAGTGTCATAATAGTCCCCTTTCAAATACGAGAAAAAAATCTCGAAAAAAGTATTGACAAAAAGAAAATATTCTCGTATAGTAGGGAGTGTAAAGAGAAAACATTCTCGTACAATGATTATCAGTCGATAAACGCCAATTTAAAAGACTGGATATAAGAGAATATATTCATATTGCCTATTTGTATAATAGAATATTTTCTCACAAAAGTCAATATAGGAATGAGAATATTTTCTCTAACAAAGTACATGGGATGAAATCCCAGCCCATAAAAATTCCACCGTACAGCGAATACGGTGGAATACATGCAGACCTACAAGCTTGTTTACGGGTGACGGGCTAATTACTTAGCCAGGATATACAGCGCAGGACTGTCTTCTCCTATGAAATAGGACATGGACAAAAGTCTATATCCTTTAGCTAAAAGAGTTTGGACCTCTTCAGCTGAACAGGTATATTTTTTCTTTATGGCATTCACCTCCCTCTCGCGGAGGTGTTAGGCCTGCATGTACATCATAGCACAAGGAGGTGAAACCGTGATATACGACAATGTAAAAAAGCTTTGTGATCAAAAGGGAATTTCCATTTGGCGCCTTGAAAGGGATCTTGGATTTTCTAATCGCAGTGTTAGCAAATGGAATGACAATGAGCCCGGTATTCGGAAAGTCCAGAAAGTAGCAGACTACCTGGGAGTACCAATTGAGAAGTTGTTGGAGTAGGAGGTGAGAGAAGTGGAAGAGCATGAAAAAAATGAAATTAATGGATATGCGGCTGCAATGGCAGAAATAGCTGCTAGGAGAACCCATTGCTTGATTATCATGGTCGGGTTGTCTATGGGAATAAATATTATTTCATTATTAGTGCAAGTATTCCGGTAACAGCGGCAATAAGAGCAAGAGAAAAATTACAAAGAGGAAGAAATTTATTCCAAAACCATTCAGAACGCTGCTGCTTTTTAAGAACTTTTTCACGATCAAGAACAGGTTGTACATATTTTTTGTAGGCATTAGATTTCTTAAAATCAGCTTGCTGTTGTTTGCTGGATAAGTATTTTAAAGAATCATCGGTAATATCTGAAGAAATTTTAGGAAGTAAATCAGGCGTGATAATAGGTTTGTGGTTTTTGTTGCTCATAAGCACCTCCGTATTGTGAATTTGATAGAGAAATTGTAACACGGAGAATTAGGAATGAAAAGGGGTGAGATAGATGCGTTTTTATGAGTCAGATAGTTTGGAACATATTGGCTTTGATTTTTATTGCGACATCGCAAATAACATTGTCAAAGCCCGAAAAGAAAAGGGCATAACGCAGAAGGAACTTGCTAAGCTTGCTGGCATTAAGGAACATCGGCTGGTTGGAATTGAGAACGTGAAGGTCAGAATTGATCTGGACGATTTAGAGAAGCTTTCAAAGGTTTTTGAAAGAACAGTCGACTGGTTAATTGATGCTGAATTGGATTATGGCGGAAAGGATTGCATGTATTTAGTCTGGCCGGACTCTTTACCAAACTTTAAGCTTTATATGAATGCGCCAAGTAAAAGAATGGCCTTTTTACGATATGACAAGAAGTTTAAAGAATGCGGAGTAGCCTATACCAGTGGTCGAGAGCGGTTTTATGTAAAACTTGTTGGGGTTCCGGTTTCAAAGCAGGAAATTCAAAATAAGTTTAAAAAGAGAACTACAGAAGATCTGCCATTGGAGCCAGATTGAAGATCTGTTGGAGTAGGAGGTGTTTACATGGAAAAACGATATCTTTCACCAGAAGATGCAGCTCCGTTCCTGGGGCTGTCGGCAGCGGCCGTAAGAAAGTACATGCGTAATGGAAGCATGGACTTGGGAATGGTATTAAGTCCTCAAAAGACGGGGACTAAGACGTGGCGGTACAAGATCTATCCGGAGAAGTTAAAGCAGATTACCGGATCCAGTGTACCAGGATATGAATAAAGGTCAGGAAAGGAGAGAAAAACAATGGCAAAGATCAAGAACTATGACGGCCAGACCGGCATGGAGCTGTCCTATGTGGCAGTGCAGGCAACCAGGCCAAAGAAGGAGTCAGTGGACTGGGTAAGGATTACTGAAATAGTTGTTGCAGGTGGTATCTGGGCGGTGGTCCTGATGATGCTTGGGGCTGCGCTTGCGGTCCAGGTGCTGTGATGGCTGTGTGGAAAGACCAGTGTGGTACCTGCATCAAGAAGAAACGGTGTATGGAAAGAAGCCGCTTACAGGCATGCAGAGATTACATAAAAAAGGACCTAGGCAGCTGCAACTGCGATAGGTCCAAAAGAAAAAATTGTACACCCTCATTATACGGAGGGAGAAGGAGAAATGCAAGATGAAGCTTTATGAATTAACAGAACAGTTTCTTGCGCTGCAGGAACTGGCATATGATCCGGAAGTGGATGAGCAGACTTTTCAGGATACAATGGAAGGTCTTTGGGGCGAGATTGAAGATAAAGCGGATGGGTACGCCAAGATCATTATGGGAATGAAGGCAGATATTGAAGCTTTAAGGGCAGAGGAAGGCCGCCTGGCTGCCAGACGGAAGGCGCTGGAGAACCGTCAGCAGGCTTTAAAGAACAACCTGGAAGCCAACATGCGGGAAATGGGCAAGACAAAGTTTAAGACAGCGTTGTTCAGTTTCAATATTCAGAAAAATGGTGGTTTGCAGCCGTTGGTCATTGACGGGCTTCTGGAAGACATTCCGGGAAGGTTCCTGATCCCGCAGCCTCCGGTGCCGAATAACGAGGCAATCCGGACACTGTTAGAGAATAAAGCCGTTGAATGGGCGCACCTGGAGCCACGCGGGGAAAGTCTGAGGATACGCTGATGACATCTGATGGAAAGATCGTACCATACCGCATGTCCGTGTTGATGGAGATCGCGGCCAAGGTGGCAAAGACAATGGTGACCGGTGCTGTGAGCCTGAGCTATGAAGAAATGGAGATCGTGCTGGATTATATCCACCTTAACATTGAGGACAGCAAGCGCAGGAATGAAGCGAGAGAAAAGGAGAACAGAAATGTTTCTGAAGATAAGTGAGTTTAAGAAAGCTATGAAGTCCGCCCTGAAAACATCCGGCGGGTTGATCATTGGAAATGTAAAAGGGCATTTTCTGGTACATACGAGCCTTTGGGGCGTGTGGGTAGAAAGTGTTTATGCTACCAGTAAGTTTAAAGCAGCCATTGTGGAACTGATCGGTGATATGCCGGAAGAAGAGACTTGTTATAGGTATCATCTGGAAGAGAAAAATCTCAAGATGGAGTACCAGATAAGATATGAGAATCCTTATGATCAGTGGAAAGAAGCAAAGGATTTTGCGTGCGAAGTGCCGTTGGCTTTTTACAGTACGCCTCATGAGCTGTCCATTTACCAGAGTAAAAGTGACAGGTCTTATATTACTGTGTTGCAATCCTATGCAGCAGGGATGATGTCACTGGCAGAGCTTGAAGTGGGTATGGAACATATGCCCGGAAGACCCAGTGTTTCTCCTACCGGTTCTACGCTCTATTTTAAGAGTGAGACAATGATCTACTGGATCAGTATCGTAAAGGTTCCTCAAAAGGCGGAGGATACCATATTCCGGTACTTAAGAGGGCTGGACTTCTTTGAGGATGACTGGCTTCCAAAGAAAGATGAGCAGGAAACAGAAGCGGCGGCAGAGACGCTGCCGTATTAAGGAGGATATTATGGGATTACCAGTATTGATCTATGGAAAATCCGGAAGCGGGAAGAGCCGCAGCCTTAAGTTTTTTGATGAGGATGAGATCGTGCTTCTGAATACGGAGCGGAAGGAACTGCCGTTTAAGAAGCGCTTTAAGAAGACAGGATGCAGTGATGATATCAACCGGATCATTACAACGATCAACCAGAACCCGGAAAAGACTTACGTGATCGATGATGCGGGGTATATTATGACGCATCTTTTCATGTCACAGCACCGGAATAAGAAGGGAAATGCATCCTTTGAGATGTACGATGACATTGCGGATGCCATGTATGGTCTGGTGAAACGGATCAAGACGGATGTGACAGCTCCGGACAAGATCGTTTACATCATGTTCCACGAAGATACGGACGATTTTGGTATCTCACGTCTCAGGACCATTGGCAAGCAGTTGGACCGGAAAGTGTGCCTAGAAGGCATGGTCACGATCTGCATCCGTTGCATGAGTGAAAATGGGAACCATTTCTTCCGGACGGTTACGGACGGATCCGATATCACAAAGACTCCGGAAGAGATGTTCCCGGAACCGGAGATCGAAAACAACTTGAAATTAGTAGATGATACCATCCGGGATTTTTATGGATGGGAAAAACATAAGACCAAGGAGGATACAAAGTCATGATAAAGAAACCAGCAGGATATGATGAGGCAGCAGCTTATACAGGGGAATCCCAGCAGCTGCCAAAAGGAAAGTATGTGTGTGTGATCAAACAGGTAGCAACCCAGACATCCAAGAACGGAAATAAGCAGTTTGTGATCCTGTTTGATGTAGCAGAGGGAGAGCAGAAAGACTTTTTCCAGAAGCTCTTTAATGCGGACAAGGCCCAGAACAGTGCTGACGCAAAATGGCGTGGTGTGTTTAAACAGAACATGGAAGGAAAAGGACTTTCCTGGTTCAAGGGGATCATCACTTCCATTGAGCGTTCGAATAATTTTACTTTCCAGTGGGATAAGGAAAACAATGAAAAAACACTGGCAGGAAAGAAATTTGGAGGAATTTTCCGGCGCAGGCAGTATGAGGCAGAGAACGGAAACCGCCCTATCGTTACAGAACTGTGGCAGATCCGCAGCGTGGCGGGTCTGGCAGATGCGGAGGTACCAGAGGATGATCTGCTTCCGGAAGGCACGGTACAGAAGCCGGCAGAAACACCGTCTCCTGTGGGTGATGGTTTCATGAATATTCCGGAGGGCGCAGGTGATGAAGGCATCCCGTTCATGTGATCCGGAGCTTTACAGCAGGATAAAAGATGCAGTAAGTATGCAGCAGGCCGTGGAATACTGCGGCCTGCATATTTTAAACGGAAAATGCCTCTGTCCGTTCCATAAGGATACCCATCCTTCCATGAAGATCTATCCCAATGGAAAAGGGTATTACTGTTTTGTCTGCGGTTCCGGTGGTGACCAGATCAAGTTTGTGGCGGCCTATTACGGGATCAGTAATTATGAAGCCGCAAAGCAGCTGGCGCAGGCTTACGGGGTGCCAGTCAATGAGCCGGTGACCTATAGGGAAAAGCGGGAAGCAGACAAGAGGAGGCGCTATAAGCGGGAATTAGGGCAGTTTGTGCAGGAGGCGGTAAAATGGCTGACCGTGTACAGAGGACTGCTCTGTGAGGCTGTCAGGGAGCGCAATGAACATTTCTGGGAAGGGCTTGGCAACTTGACCTATGTGGAGTATCTGCTGGGGTGCCTTAAGGACTGCCCGGAAGAAGTGTATGCCGATAAGAAGGTGGTGAAAGAGATTGGAAAAGTCGAAGGACGAGTTATTAGCTGGTATATCTAAGCTGTCTGGCCTGGATCCGTTCCCGGATGAGATATTTTACCAGATCTTTGAGATTGAGGATAACGTGGAGCGGACCCAGTACGTGGAGGCACTGCGGAAAGAAGCAGGGAAGCTGAAGCGCAGGCCAGAGTTTAACAATCTGTACCGTGCGTTTGTCCTGGACTATTCCCAGAGACAGAAGCAGACGGGGAAAGTGACACGGTTTACGGACCAGCCCATAGAGCTTAACTGTGGGGAATGGGAGGCAACGGATATGGGGGTAAAGACCGTCCGTTACGACAAGAATGCCATGCCGGTTGCCTATTACGCCTGCAGCCACCCGATCCTTCCGGTGGAGATCTTAAAAAATGTGGATACGGCCCAGGAGCGCATTTCCCTGGCATATTTTAAGTCAGCCACCTGGCAGAAGATCACGGTTGACAGGGCCGTGTGCGCCAATGCCAATAAGATCGTGGACGCGCTCAGCCAGTTCGGGATCGAGGTGACCAGTGATAACGCAAAGAGCCTGGTGCGCTATATCTCAGACTGTGTTGGACTGAACCCGGCTACCCTGGAACCCAAAAAATCCATCAACCGCCTTGGATGGGTGGGGAGCAGCTTTACGCCCTATGCCCAGGATATCCGGTATGAGGGAGATATGGACTATGAGGTGATCTTCCGGAATGTGGCCCAGAAAGGCGATTTTGGTGCCTGGAAGACACTTTGCAGGGATCTGCGTAAAAATATACCCCTGCGCATGATGATGGCCGCCAGCTTTGCTTCCGTGCTTCTGGAACCTCTTAAGGTATTGCCGTTTGTATTGCATTTATGGGGAACGACCGGAACCGGAAAGACAGTAGCGCTCATGGTGGCAATGTCCATCTGGGGCAATCCCAAAATGGGCGGCCTGGTAAAGACCATGAACATGACAAAGAACGCCATTATGCGCAATGCCGCATTTTTATGCAGTATCCCTTTTGCCGGAGATGAGCTGCAGACCATAAAGGATAAATGGCAGGGGAATTTCGACCAGCTGATCTACCAGATCACGGAAGGTGTGGATCGTGGCCGTGCCAGGGCCTATGGCGGAGTGGAAGATACCAAGACCTGGAAGAACAGTTTTATCTTTACAGGCGAGGAACCGATCACAAAGGTAAACTCCGGCGGTGGTTCTAAGAACCGAGTGATCGAGATCGCCATTGACGGACCTCTGATTGAGGACGGCCATTATGTCAGCAGCGTGGTCCAGGAGCATTATGGATACGCTGGACGGAAGTTTGTGGAGTACATACAGGAAATGGACTTAAACCGGATCATGGACCGGTACCGGGAAATATTTGAGCAGTTATGTAAGCTGGATACAACGGATAAACAGGCAATGGCAATGTCTTGTATGTTGCTGGCGGATGAGATCGCAGTGAAGCTTTTCTTTCCAGAAGAGCGGGCTTTACAGGTCAGCCAGGTAAAACAATACCTGCAGAGTAACTTTGATGTGGATGTGGCGGAACGTGCCTACCAGCAGGTACTCAACTGGGCAGCCAAGAACCCGGTGCGTTTTGAGGATCCCAAGGCGGATAATTCACCCAATAAAGGGGAAGTCTGGGGCAAGATAGATGAGGACAAGCTGATCGTAAACAGAGACGTGCTCCTGGCGTTCCTTGACCAGAATGGGTTTGATTATACAGCGGTAAGTAAGAAATGGTCAGAGAAAGGGTATCTGGTGCGTAATTCCCAGGGGAAATTTATCCATAGCACAAAGGTGTATGGGATCAAGTCCAGTTACATCAAGTTCAGGCTGCCGCAGGATGATGACGCGACAGATAAAGATGGATTCATGTTGGTTGAGGGTAATGATCAGGAACCCCTTCCCTTTGATTAGGGTCTAACCTGGTCTAACCTAAAAAAAAATTAGGTTAGACTCTGGAATCCGCATAAAAACTGGCTTTTTTATATACAGTCTAACCTGTCTAACCAGTCTAACCTGTTTTTAATATATCGTAACGTAGGAAAAAGTTATTGTAGAAAATTTAACGTTAAATATATCACAATGTTAAATTTTCTTTAAAAATGTTGGTATATGCAACCGGATTTTAGGTTAGACGGTTAGACCATTAAGTAAATCAAGGGTTTGCTGGCATTTTTAAGGTTAGATTTTGGTTAGCTTATCTTGAAAAAAGGTTAGACCATGGCAGGAAAGGAGATAGAAACAGATGAAAATGAGCAATAAATCAGCCGGGACACAGTTTGAAAGAGAATTTGCTTCCCGGCTGGCAGCGGAAGGCTTCTGGGTCCACCGTTTCCAGGATAACAAGAACGGACAACCCTGCGATGTGATCGCTGCAAGGGATGGGGAAGCGTACCTGTTTGACTGCAAGGACTGCAAAACAGATATGTTCAGCCTGAGAAGGGTGGAAGAAAACCAGTTCAATGCAATGAGGCTGTTTGATACAACAGGGAACCGGCGCGGGATGTTCGCGATCCGGTATCCGGACCAGGTGATCTATCTGGTGGATTATGAGATCGCCAGGATCATCCGCGACAATGGGAAGAGCAGTGTCCCAAGACATCTGATCGGAATGTATGGGAGGACGTTAGAGGACTGGCTGGAAGATCTTGTAGTAATGGGGGATAAGAAGAACAATGGTTGTAGAGATTGGGTCTGAGATACGGATCAGGGACACTTCCAAGGAACTGTATGACTGGGCGCAGGAAAATCTGATCATCCCTAACCCGCAGTACCGGGAAAGGGAACGCAGGGGACTCTGGGTAGGCAATACACCAAAGTACCTCTGGCTCTACCATGTGGATGGTTCAGACCTGATCGTTCCTACCGGGGTGGGAAAGCAGGTACGGCAGTTCCTTTCAGAAAAAGATCAGATAAGCATTCATCTGGCTGATAATGGGATCTTAGATTATAAAGGCACCATTCCCCTGTATGACTACCAGAAGGAGGCAGTGGAAACCATGGGACATGCCAGCTGCGGGATCTTACAGAGCCCCTGCGGATCAGGAAAGACACAGATGGGCATTGCCCTGGCTGCGATGCTTGGACGCAAGGTATTGTGGGTCACCCATACGCAGGATCTGCTTATCCAGTCAAAGACCAGGGCAGAGCAGTATTTTTCTCCTGAGACACTGGGAACGATCACGGCAGGGAAAGCCCAGGTCGGCAGCCATATGACATTTGCCACTGTCCAGACCCTTTGCAGGATCGATCTGGGACAGTTCCGGTATACATGGGATGTGGTGATCGTGGATGAGTGCCACCGGCTGGCCGGTTCACCAACGCAGGTGACGATGTTTTACAAGGTGATGAACAGCCTGGCTGCAAGACATAAATATGGCCTGTCAGCTACCGTGCATCGTTCAGATGGGATGATCAAAAGCACGTTTGCTGTACTGGGGCCGGTGATCTATAAGGTACCGGATGAAGCAGTAGCAGATAAGACCATGCAGGTGCGGATCCTGCAGAGGAATACAGGCATAACGGTCAGCCGCAGCTGTCTGGATACGGACGGGACCCTGGATTATAACGGACTGCTTTCTTACCTGGGAGAAAACAGGGAGAGAAATGAGATGATCGTTAAGGATCTGGTAAGCCAGAAGGGTCATTCCTGTCTGATCCTGGCAAGCAGGCTGGAGCAGCTGAGAAATATCAGGGATCTGCTGCCGGATGAGCTGAGAGGCACTTCCGCCATGATCGATGGCGGCATGACCAGCAAAAAAGGAAAGGCGGAGAGGGAAGCTGCAATCGAAGATATGAGGACCGGAAGAAAGAAGATCCTGTTTGCATCCTTTGGCCTGGCAAAAGAAGGGCTGGACATCCCAAGGCTTGACCGGCTGTTCCTGGTATCCCCGCAGAAAGATTATGCGGTAGTCACACAGTCCATTGGACGGATCGCCAGAAAGGCAGAGGGAAAGAATGATGCCGTGTGTTATGACTACGTGGATGACATTCAGTTTTGCGAGAACCAGTTTAAGCGGCGCAAGACCCATTACAGGAAGGCGGGGTGCATCTTATGACAAGGAATGAAGAACAGGCAGTGCTTGCGAAAGGTGTGTGGTGTGACTCCTATAACTTTTATTTGAAGTATCATGGCCGCCCTGCTGATCCGGGCTTCTGGGAAGAGGCCACGGCAGACTTCGGGAAGATCATGAAGAAATATGGAGGTGCTACGGTGTGCGGCAGATTGATGCTGGCAGCGTTCAGCCTTTTGGAGGAGGAAACCCGATGAATGATCCAAAGAAGATATCTGTTCTGGTCTGCTGCATCTGCCAGAAGGTGATCAATGGGGATGCCGAGTGGATCAAGACAAAGAGAGGGACGGTATTGCACATGCATAGAGAGTGCGTGAGGAAGGGGAAAGACAATGATCATAAAACAGATAGCAATCGATGAGGCACTGGAACTGCATAAAAGAGGGCTGATGGTGGGAGTGCTCCAGCCGGTAGTACCAGAACCTAAGAACCTGGATGATTATGAGTTCCTGACATTGAAGAAGATCCTGGATGGATGTGAGTTCTTCCGGATCGTGTTGGAGGAAGAAAAAAGAGAGACAGAGTCAAAGGCTGTGGAAGAGAAGGCAGTTATGAAAACCAAGGAGAAGCCGGAGCCACCAAAGTCAGAAGCACCAAACAAAAAGCAGATTGATGTTGGAAAAATGAAGGCGCTCCACAATGCAGGATGGAGCATGAAGCAGATCGCTGAGGAAATGCAGCTTGCACCAAGTACAGTATGCGAGCATTTGAAGAAGATGGAGGAAGGAAATGCAGAGATTAACAGAAAAGGATGAGCTGGGTAACTGGTGCCTGAAGGGTGTCAGGTGGGAGCAGCTGCGAGTAGGCCAAGTGCTTACTAAAGATGTGGCAGAGAAGCTGTATGGGGCGTTGTTTAAGCTGATGGCCTATGAGAATACAAAATGCAGCCCAGGAGATGTTGAGAATTTCATAGAGCTTAGTGCCAATTTGATAAAAATTGTAGCGAAATATGTAAAGAAATGCAGATGGATCCCGGTGGAAGAGAAACTTCCGGAAGAAGATGAATATGTCCTGATGTCATTTGAGAATTTCTCGCTTCCGATGATCGGACGGTATGAAAAAGATAATGATGGTGGTGGAGCATGGTATATCGGTGATGATGATGGATGTGATACTTGCATCAGCCAGAACTTATTTGTGAATGCATGGATGCCGTTGCCTGAGCCATACAGGGCAGAGGTGGAAGAAAATTAAGATTTGGAGGATACTATGAAAAAGTGGGTAGAGAACAAAGAACCATCCGGCGCAGTGGTTCACACGCTTGTGTTCGGGCATCATGGAGATGATCCCAAAGTCATAGTGGAGTTGTTTAGAGATTCAGAGGGAAATTGGCTTACAATATCGAATGTGTTCGATACAGACTGGGACTTGCTGACCGGCAAGGAAATGTGTGAGCATGATGCCAAAATGATGGTAGAGGAAATGGTGTACGATCATTTTGCGGATGAAAAAAGGTATTACGAGGAAATTTGCGAAGAGTTTGATATGGAAAACTGAAATTTAAAGGAGGTAGCCTATGAATAGCAAACATGTAAAGCAGTACATCATCCAGAACATAAACAGTATAGAAGACAGCCTATTCCTTCGCCAGATTTACACACTGGTAAAGCTGTACCTGGAAAGAAAAGACCAGAAGCATACCGGTAAAGCAGCGTAATGTGGAAACGAATAAACCCCAACGTGGAGTATGTAATAGCCGCCATGCGCAAGAAGGGAGAGGATGCGAAGAATGGGATTAGTAAAGTCAGATGCCCAGAGAAAAGCAAACCAGCTGCAAAGGCGCAGTGCCATAGCCGCAGCTGATAAGGATATAATCAACGGACCGAAGCCTACAACGTGGTCATCCAGGATGCCAGCCTATGCGGGGACAAGCCTCTGCCCGGATCCGGAGTTAAGAGGAGGTGATACCATTGGCGAAGATAAAGATAACCAGGAAGATTCTGAGCAGTTACCGAAAGCTTAAGAAAGAAATTGTAGTCCTAGAATTGGAACTGGTAGAGATGATGGAAGGGAATAACGGGATCGGCGTCAGTGTTGTTATGGACTACCGCAAAGGCTATCCTCAACCGAAAGCCGTTCCTGGCTTTGACTGGAAGCTACATGACCGCCGGGAGAAGATCCTGGATAACAAGAAGGCACGTTGCAAGGCTGTGGAAGACTGGATAAGATCCATTGAAGACGGTCAGGCACGGTATGTGTTCCGAATGTTTTACATAGAGGGAATGACGTGGGACAGGATTGCTGCAAAGATTGGATACAGTAATAGTCCAGATTATCCAAGGCTGATGATTAGAGACAAGTATTTAAAAGAGCATAATATTTTGTAAAAAGTTCGTTTTATTCGGTTGTTTCGGAATACAATAGAGTGGAAGCCAAAGGCATACAGCCAACGGCTTACGTCAAACCCCACTAGGCAGCAGGTGAAAGCTTGTTGCCTCCCCCTTGGAACGTAGCTCAGTGGTAGAGCAGCTGGCTTATATCCAGCGTGTCGAAGGTTCAATTCCTTCCGTTCCGATTTACCTGGTTTAGGGATCTCCACCCGGACATTCCAGGTAGCATGAAAGACATCCTTGAGAAAGGGTGTCTTTTTGTGTTGTAAATGGTTATTATATGATATAAAATGAAAGAAAAATGTTAAAATGGAGAAATAAAATGAAATCTGAAATTATTTTTATAATTGTAGTTATTGTTCTTGCTGCGTTTATGTATATATCACTCTTTGGGCTGATTATAGATACATTTGAGACAAGACGGTATAAAATTGAGTATAAGTCAACGGTTGGGGCTATAAAAAGCATATTGCAAACTTATTTTAGAACAAGAAATTACGATGAATGTATTTCAGAAATTGATATTCTTTTTAGAAACCGCATTATGAAAAATGAAAGATTGAATAAGAAATTTAGTAATGTTGTAGTGCTATTAGAATGTCATATATTAGATATAAATTCAGGTAAGATAAAAGTAGAATGCGAGAATATTGATGATTATAAAATTGCTATTAGCAAATTCTTGGCTGAGTATCAATTACGAAATCCCTTGGAACAAATCAAGGGCACTGATTTTTTAATATTAAAACAATTGATAGATTGTTTGGAAAGTCAAAAAGTTGATGAAGGAAAAAACGTTGTTAATCGTATTGCTGTAGAATTAAAAACGCTAAAAGATAGCAATATGGAGAATGAAAAAAATAGTAAGAAACAAGACGCAATGACTAAAGTGGGGTTAGTTTTATCAGTTGTGTTTGGATTAATGACTTTTATACAGTTTTTTATATAACAAACGCATGCAGTTATATATGGAGCCACCCAGCGTGGCTCCTTTTCTATACCCAAAACCGACGAAAGCGAGGTGATCGGACATGGCCAGAACGCCGGATCCAAGAATAGAACAGGCGAAGGCCATGTATCTGGAAGGCGAAAAATTGGTTGAGATTGCAAGTCAACTAAATCTGCCGGAAGGGACGGTCCGCCGTTGGAAGTGTACGCATAAATGGGATAACGAACGTTCGGGCAAGAAAAACGAGCGTTCGCAAAAACGTAAACGGGGCGCCCAGCCAGGAAACCATAATAGTTCTGGCGGACCTCCGGGAAATAAGAAAGCAGAAAAATTCGGTTTCTTCAGCAAGTATTTGCCTGAGGAGACCGTTTCTATTATCCAGGAAATGCCAACGGATCCGTTGGATGTCCTCTGGGATCAGATCCAGATTGCTTATGCTGCAATTATCCGGGCACAGCAGATCATGTATGTGCGTGACCGGGATGATAAGACAATCGAAAAGATTGAGCATAAGGACGGCAACATAATCGGAGAACGCTGGGAGGTACAGCACGCCTGGGACAAGCAGGGAAAATTCTTACAGGCCCAGGCCCGGGCACAGTCGGAGCTTCGCAGTCTGGTTAAACAGTATGATGAGTTGTTGCACAAACGCTGGGATCTTGCAAGTGATGAACAGAAAGCCCGTATAGCTCAGATCAAGGCCCAGACGGATAAACTTAAGGGTACTGACAACGAAGAGGAGCTGAGTCGTTTGGATCAGGTTCTTAGTGAGATCAAAGGGGTTGTGTAGTATGCCATTTTCTGATAAACAGCAGGAGTTTTTCCAGAATGCAAACCACCGTTGGAATGTTAAGGTTGGTGCGACACGTTCCGGAAAGACTTATATGGACTATTATGTAATCCCTAAGAGAATTCGTGCCAGGAGAGGAAAAGAGGGTCTAGTGGCGATCCTGGGCGTTTCTAAGGGCACGATTCAGCGAAACATCATTGAACCGTTGCAGCGTATTTGGGGAGCCAACCTGGTAGGTGATATTAATTCTCAAAACATCTGCCCTATGTTTGGAGAAGATGTTTACTGCCTGGGTGCTGAGAAAGTCAGCCAGGTATCTAAGATCCGAGGATCTTCACTAAAGTATTGCTACGGTGATGAGGTTGTAGACTGGAACCCGGATGTCTTTAACATGCTTAAATCCCGTCTGGATAAGCCGTATTCCTGCTTTGACGGAGCCTGTAACCCGGATGCCCCACAGCACTGGTTTAAAAAGTTCCTGGACTCTGATGCGGACATTTACTGCCAGAAATATGAGATCTTCGATAATCCATTTCTGAGCCGGGTATTTGTGGATGAGCTTTGCAAGGAATATAAAGGAACGGTCTTGTATGACCGGTACATCCGTGGCCTGTGGGTAGCTGCGGAAGGTTCTGTGTATAAGTTGATGTGTGATGCGACATCCAGTGGAGGCATTAACCCATATGCAATCTATGAGAAGCCTAAAAGCCTTTTACAGATCAATATTGGCGTTGACTTTGGTGGTTCAGGATCAGGACATGCCTTTGTTGCTACAGCATATTCCAGAGCTTATCAAAGCATTACGGCTCTTGCCAGTGAGCGCCATATGAGTGTAAATGGCAGCATTGATCCGGATAAGCTTGGAGAGCTGTTTGTTGACTTTTGCCTGAAGATCATCAACCTGTATGGATTTATCACGGTTGTCTATTGTGACAGTGCAGAGCAGACACTGATCGCAGGTATGAGGACAGCGGTCAGGAAGGCGGGGCTTGGCTGGATCCGGATCGAGAATGCTTTGAAGACAACGATCAATGACAGAATACGTTTTATGCAGCGGATGCTTGGTCAGCACCGCTTTTTCTATGTAAAAGACCAGTGTCAAAGCCTGGAAGATGCCCTGACAACGGCGTTGTGGGACGAGAAGAAAAGTCTTGTGGAAGATGTGCGACTGGATGACGGTACCAGTGATATTGATACGCTGGATGCTTTTGAGTACACATTTGAGCGGGACATCAGCCGGTTTATCCGGTATGAATAGAGGTGATAACAATGAAATTTTCTAAAATGCTGGCTGCGATCACGCAGGTTTTAAATCAGGACTCGGATACACAGGTTGATGTCTGCATGACTTCTGAAATGGCCCGGAGGATAGAGCTATGGACGGCTATGTATGAAGATAATGCCCCATGGGTGGACCGGAAAAAAGTGAAAAGTGCGCAGCTGCCGGCGGCTATTGCCTCTGAGGTTGCAAGACTTGTTACCCTGGAAATGAAGTCGGAGATAACAGGAGGTTCTTCCGCCACTTATCTGAATGAGCAGTATCAGAAAAAAGTGTTGAAAAGTATCCGTAGATATGTGGAGTACGGCTGTGCTAAAGGTGGCTTGATATTAAAGCCGTATGTTACAAAAACAGGTCTTGCAATTCAGTATGTACAGGCAGACTGTTTCTTCCCTCTTGCTTTTGACGACTCCGGCCAGATCCAACAGTGTGTGTTTACGGAGCAGTTCCGGAAAGGACAGAAGATCTATACCAGATTGGAAGTCCATACGCTGCAGGGAGAACAGATCCGGATCACAAACAGGGCCTTTGTTGCAACCAATGTCTACAGCCTTGGAAGCGAGATCGGTGTAAATGCAGTGGATAGGTGGTCAGAATTAATGCCGGAAGCAGTGCTGGAGGGTGCCGATCGGCTTCTGTTTGGGTATTTTAAGGTACCACTTGCAAATGCGGATGATACGGGAAGCCCATTGGGAGTATCCGTATATTCCAGAGCGGTGGAGCTGATCAAAGAGGGAGACAGGCGTTATTCCAATATCTGCTGGGAGTATGAGGGCACGCAGTTGGCAGTGCATGTGGCAACTTCAATGCTTAAGTATAACCGTGACCTGGATAAGTTTGAGTACCCCGGCGGCCAGGACAGGTTATACCGCAACGTGGAGTATAACACTGGAGCAACAGACAAGCCTTTCATGGATACATTTTCTCCGGAGATCCGGGATACAGCATTATTCAATGGATTTAATAATCAGTTGAAGTTGATAGAATTTGCCTGCTGTCTGGCTTATGGAACGCTTTCAGATCCTCAGAATGTAGATAAGACAGCAACGGAGATCAAGACCAGCAAGCAGCGCTCCTATACCTTTGTGTCAGATACACAGCTTGCTTTACAGACTGCTCTGGAAGATCTGGTATATGCCATGAACTTCTGGGCTTCCTTGTATGGCCTGGTACCACCGGGCAATGACTATCAGGTTTCCTTTGACTGGGATGACAGCATTGTGGTGGATGCAGAGGCGGAACGGCAGACGGACCGGGCGGATGTTGCCATGGGGGTAATGAGTTTGGCAGAGTACAGAAGCAAGTGGTATGGAGAGACACTGGAAGAAGCCCAGAAGAACCTTCCTGAACCAGCAAACGTAGAGGAGTGATCTGATTGACGCCGGAAGAACTTGAAAAGTTGCCGAAGCCATTAGAACGTACCATGACAGCATTGGAAATGGATATCATGTTAGAGGTCGTAAACCGGATCTGGGAATGCTCCCAGATCACGCCGGTGACAGATTGGCTGCTTAATCGTATGACTGCCATAGGCATGAGTAAGAAGCGGATCAAAGAGATCCTGCGGGAAGGTGTAAAAACTGCAGGGATCGATATTGATGAGATCTATGAAACTGCAGCAAGATCTGATTATGTGAGAAATAGTGAGATCTACAAAGCTGCAGGCATGGATGCGATCCCGTATGAGGATAATGACTGGCTGAAACAGGTGGTGCAGGCAGTAAAGGATCAGACAACGGATAGTCTTAGACTCATGGAGAATATCACAAAGACAACCGGTTTTAATGTGCCAATGGGAAACGGGAAAAAAGTATTTACTCCTATGTCTGAGTATCTGGAACGCAGCTTAGATGAAGCCGTGATGAAGATCACTACTGGCGCTAAGACATACAGCCAGGCAATCGGTGATGTGATCGATGAAATGACATCCAGTGGCGTTCGGGTGGTTGATTATGCGTCAGGAAAGTCAGACCGCATTGAGGTGGCTGCCAGGAGGGCTGTTATGACCGGCATTGCGCAGATGACCGATAAGGTGAATGAGCATAATGCAAAGGAGCTGGGAACGGACTACTGGGAAGTAGAATGGCATTTAGGAGCCCGTAATATGGGAACAGGATACATGAACCACCAAAGCTGGCAGGGCAAAGTATATAGCTCTGCTGAAATGCGTACTGTCTGTGGTTTGGGAGAGATGCTGGGATTTGCTGGGATCAACTGCTACCACATCCGTTTTCCTTTTATTCCTGGTATTTCAAAACGTAAATACACAGATGAGTGGCTTGTGGAGCAGAACAGGAAAGAGAATGAAAAGAAGTCCTTTCATGGTAAAGAGTATGATACATATGCGGCGCTGCAGTATCAGCGGAAGCTGGAACGCACGATCCGGAAGCAGAAACAGGACATTAAGCTCCTGGAAAAGGCCAGAGCTGATAAAGATGACCTGACTGCTGCCAGATGCAGGAAGCGATTAACAGAAAAGACCTATGTGGAATTTTCAAAGGCTATGGGCCTGCGGCAGCAGAGGGAGCGGTTGAAGGTTGGCGAGGCTAATCCGACCAAGGAAGAACTGGAAGCTATTGAAAAACGGAAGAGAATTGCTATAATAAAATCAGAGTTAAAGGAATTGGGTTTCCGAGGAAAGATTAATCTTGAACCGAGCAAAGTGGATTTTGAAAAACTCAGCTTTGACAGCGAACACATTAACGATGAACGGCAGCATGAAGTAACTTTTGACGAAGCAAAAGGTTTTATCCGCCGGGCATCATTTTCAGAGACCGTCTGGAAGGGGCAGTTCGAGCGGTACTACAGTGAAGATGGAGCTGCATACGTAAGAACATCGGATGCATTTATCCGTACTGCATTTAAGCGGGAAGAGTATTCTGACAACATTTTGAAAGCATTGGAGATAGTGAGACATGGAAGATGATAGATTCGTAAAATGTCCTCTTGTGGATGAAATGATTGAGGATATTGATTGTATCGAAAATGTAGATGCAGTTGATGGGCGTTTAAAAGCAGATAAGCTTCCTGATCGATTTAAGAAAAAAGACGATTGGGAAACAATTTGTAAGAAATGCAAATGGCATAATTATTGATACCATTTGTTAAAACATTATGAAGGATGTTTCAGATGGACTTAATTCAGTACTTAAAAACGGATGATGAAATGAAAAATCTTCGGGCAAAGTGGAAAGAGACTTTTGTCACACCATTTCCGCCATATAATTGGGATGAGTACAATGGAATTGAGGATTATAAAGAAAAAATCAGAAATAAGTTAAAAAATACCACCAGTCAGTAGGCCGGTGGTATTTTTGTGCCCATTTTTAAGAAAGAGAGGATAAGAAGATGAAGAAAGCAATGCTTAGTCAGCCCATGGCTGGAAAAACAGATGAAGAGATTATTGCAACCAGGGAACAGGCGATTAAGATACTGGAAGCTAAAGGTTATGAAATTGTAAACACCCTGTTTACTGATGAATGGTATAGCAATGAAAAGATGAAAGAACGTGGAGTGGTACAGATACCTCTTTGTTTCCTTGCTAAAAGTCTGGAAAATATGTCCCTTTGCCATGCAGCTTATTTCTGCAAGGGTTGGGAAAAGGCTAGAGGGTGTCGGATTGAACACGATGCCGCAATAGCTTATGGGTTAGACGTGATTTATGAAGAATAATTGCGACGTCGCAAATGAAAGAAGGTGATCTTACGGGACTTATATCATGGATCTGGCAGAGGTTTTTCAAGAAAAAAGAATGTTGCCATCACTACCGCAAGCACTGGAGCCGGGCTTCCGGTCCTTATGGCGGTTATGTAAGACGGTGTACCAAATGTAATAAGATCGAGCAGTAGGCACGCAGAGATGCGTGTTATTTTTATGCAGAAAATTGTCCGGAATGACGTAAAACTACCAGCACAAGGGAAGCAACCCCGTAAAAAGCGTAGTGGGAAAGGAAGAAAATGAAGAGAAAATTTTTAGAGGACATGGGCCTGTCAAAGGAACAGGTGGACAACATTATGGCTGAGAATGGCAGGGATATTGAAGCCATAAAGACAGAAAGAGATAACTATAAGACTCAGTTGGATACAGCCCAGACAACCCTGAAAAGCTTTGAGGGCGTCAATGTTCAGGACTTGCAGGGAAAAGTCATCAAGCTGACCGCAGATCTGGCAGCCAAGGATGCGGAGTACCAGAAGCAGATTGCGGATCGTGACTTTAATGATCTTTTAAAGACTACTGCAGAAGGGTACAAGCCCCGTGATCTGAAAGCGGTAATGCCATTCATGGATGTAGAGAAGCTGAAAGCCAGCAAGAACCAGGAAGCGGATATTAAAACTGCTCTGGAGGCAGTCAAGAAAGACAATGCCTATTTGTTTCAGGACACACAGATACCCAAAGTGGTTTCTTATACTCCTGGATCGGGCGGTAAAGGAACTGAGGACACAAAGACAAGGGCAAATGAAGCCTTAAGAAGTATTTTTGGAAGAGAATAAGGAGGTAATTGATTTATGCCAGTACATATTACAAGCAGATCTGATGCGGAGGCAATCATCCGCGAACAGGTAGTATCTACCATTTTTCAGGACGCACCGAAGCAGTCCGTATTTATGAGCATGGCACGAAAGCTGCCAAACATGACCAGTGACCAGACCAGGATCCGTGTATTGGATTTCCTCCCAACTGCGTACTGGGTGGATGGTGACACTGGTATGAAACAGACCAGCCGCCAGGCTTGGGATAACGTATATCTGGATGCAGCTGAGCTGGCTGTTATCGTGCCGATCCCAGAGGCAGTATTAGATGATGCGGAGTTTGATATTTTTGGTGAGATCACTCCAAGAGTAAATGAAGCAATCGGCCAGAGAGTAGACTCTGCGATCATCTTCGGTGTAAATCGCCCGAGAGTATGGCAGAACGATATCATCACCCTGGCACGTCAGGCAGGCAACAACGTAGCACCTGGATCTACTCCGGATTATTACAACCTGCTTCTGGGAGAGAATGGCGTGATCTCCAAAGTTGAAGAGGATGGTTACATGGCAACTGGCGCTCTGGCAGCCATGGGTATGAGAGCAAAGTTAAGAGGCATCAAGGCAACGGACGGAACACCGATTTTTAAGAGCGACATGCAGGGATCCACTAATTACGCACTGGACGGTGCGCCTATGTATTTCCCGCAGAACGGTGCTTATGATAACAGCATTGCTCAACTAATCGTAGGTGATTTTAAGCAGGCGGTATATGCAATTCGTCAGGACGTTACTGTAAAGATCCTTGACCAGGGAGTTATCCAGGATCCGATCACTAAGGATATCGTTTATAACCTGGCTCAGCAGGATATGGTAGCTCTGCGTATTGTATTTCGTATGGGTTGGGCTCTTCCAAATCCGGCAACCAGAATGGATGAGGACCGTGTAGGCTGCCCGTTTGCTTATCTGGAACCGGCAACACCGGTAACTACTCAGACTGTAACCTTTACTGTAAAGGATAACGCAGGAAGTCCGGAAGCAATTGAAGGTGCTATTGTAGATGTAAATGGATCCAGATTAAAGACCAATGCGTCAGGCGAAGCAGTATTTAACCTGCGACCTGGTACATATCCGGCAAAGATCAAAAAGACCGGATACAGTCAGATCACTGAGACCGTAACGGTGGTTGCATCTGCAGTAACGAAGGATGTAACCCTTATCAAAAATGCGTGATAAAAGAAAGGAAAAAAGCTGATGGTTTATGCAGATGAAGAGTTTTATAAAAATGAATATCTTCTTGGAAGGAAAGCGGCCATCAGCTCCGGTTTTCCTTTTTATGCCAGACAGGCAAGCCAGATCATGGATCAGTATACATTCGGACGGCTGACGATTATGGAAGATGTTCCGGAAGAAGCAAAATTATGCTGCTGTGAACTGGCAGAGGTTATCTGTCGGCAGGAAAAGACGGAAAAAAATGCATCCGGAAAGACTTCTGAAAAGATCGGAACTTATTCGGCTTCCTATGGATCTTCGCAGGAATTAACAGAAGCTGCCATAAGGAAGCAAAACCAGATCGTTAAGAAATGGCTGGAAAATACCGGTTTATGCTATCAGGGGGTGTGCTGATGTTTACTAATGCAGATGTAACCTTGTATTTATACCACAAATGCGGCAAGGATATGCGATACATCCGGATACCGGTTGAAGATGTTTATTGGGAAGATGTGAGGCAGTCTACTTTTCTAAAAACAGGCCAGCGTGATGCAGCGTCAGTTCTTCTGGTAATCCCGCTGGAAAGTCTTTGCAATCCACTTACGTTTACCCAGGGAAAGGATCTGGCTGTAAAAGGTATCGTTGAAGACGAAATAGACTGCAGCAGTCAGGAAACCATGTCAAAGTCACTGGCAGCGTTGAAAGCAAGCCATGGATATGTAACAGTTACAACTGTGGATGAACGGTTGTATGGTAGTGAAGCGGTCCAGCATTATGAGCTGTCCTGTAAGTAGGAGGTGTAACCATGAAAATAGTTATAAAAATGCTTTCTACGGCAGAAATGCGGCGTAGACATAAAGTTGCTGAAAATGGACCTGTGCAAGCAGCAATCGACAGTGAATGTATGCGCTATATGAGTGATTATATGCCAAGGCGTCAGGCCGGCGAGCTGAAACACCTGATGGTGGCTGCCACTACAATCGGTTCAGGCCAGATTGATACTCCCGGTCCGTTTGCTCATTACCTGTATGAAGGCATCCTTTATGTGTCACCAACAACTGGAAGTGCCTGGGCGAAGAAAAATGAGATCAAGGTACCAACAGGAAAAGAGCTGACTTATGCTGGTGCTCCTATGCGCGGAAAGAAATGGTTTGAACGTATGAAAGCAGATCATAAGGATGATATCCTTCAGGCGGCGCAGGCAGTGCTTAGCAGAGGAGGCAGGATATGACGATCATTGAATATATGCGTCAGAAACTAACGGAATATCCCAAGATATCCGAGTTTCTGACCGGTGATGATATTCACATTGATTTTACAGAACCGGATCCGGTTAATTACGGCCTGTCCAGCAATGGTGACAGCCTGGTGAAAGAAGATATCCTGGGTAATCAGATCCGCAGGCATAACTTTGTTATGTATGCAGTGGGACAGTCCTTTACAGATTACAACCGGCTGGCAAACAGCAATTTCCTTTTGGAACTGGCCTATTGGCTAGAGCAGCTTCCAGAAGAGAGTGGAATAGAAGTAAATGTGGGTGATGAAGTGAAAGAGGCCACATTTTTAAAGGCAACCACAGCCAATGCCATGAGCATGGGCCTGATGGGAGATACCGTTGATCAGGGCGTTATGTATCAGCTGCAGATCTATGCCCAGTACAAAGTAGAAAGTGAGGAAGAATAAATGGCAGATAAAGCACCTATTGCAGGACAGAAGATCAAAAGAAAATTCATGGGTAACTTTATTGACTCTGCTCTTCCGGGCACAAAGGAAACAGCTTATGTCCGTTTAGGAAAAGACCTGGAAGAATACAACGTAGAAATGAATGCCAATGTGGATACCAAGAACAATATTCTGGGTGAAACATCCGTTACATTGGACAGCTACCAGCCACAGGCTACGGCAGATCCGTTTTATGCGGTTGTGGGTGATCCTATGTTTGAACGGCTTCAGGGGATCATTGATGAACGTCAGACCCTAGATGACTTAAAAACTACCGTTGTTGAAGTACACCTTTGGGAGTCGGCATCTGGAGCAGCAGGCTCTTATGTGGCTTATCGCGAAGATGTGATTATTGAAGTGTCAAGCTATGGCGGAGATACCACCGGTTATCAGATCCCGTTTAATGTACATCATACAGGCAACAGAGTAAAGGGAACTTTTGCCTTAGAAACAAAGACGTTTACACCTGACAGTGAATAAGGAGACTATATATGGAAAGCCTTAAATTTGATGAAGGTTATAAGGAGTACATGATAAATGATGATCCGGACCGTGTGATCCGGATTAATCCTTCTGATCTGAATATGTGGCAGCGCTGCATGGATGAAATGGAGAAGCTGGGGCATGTGAAAGATGAGCTTCAGGGCAACGTCAAGCTTTTGGAGGACGGTACCGTAGATCCAACAGATGAAAATGCAAGTATTGAGTGGAAGAAAGCAGAGCAGGGCGTAAAAGACTGTTTTAATGCTATTTTTAACGCAGACGTTTATGACACGCTGTTTAATGGTCAGTCTCCATTTTCACCAGTAAAAGGCGGAAAGCTCCTGTTTGAGTCCGTTATGAACGGTCTGATGCCGATCATCAAGAAAAACATGAAAGCCGGAGTAGAGGCAAGCAATAAGCGGATCCAGAAGTATACGGCCGGCTATACAAAATGATCCGGTTAGGCCAGCTTCCTGTCACTCTTAAGGTAGGCAAAAAGGAATGGAAGATCAGAACGGACTACAGGGATATCCTGGTGATCATGCAGGCGTTTAATGATCCAGAGCTTACGGTAGAAGAAGCTCACGTGGTTATGTGTAAGATCCTGTATGAAGGCTGGACAGATATGCCAAAGGAACTTTATGAAGAGGCAGCTAAAAAGGCGCTCTGGTTCCTGGACTGTGGCCAGGAAGATGAAGAGGATATAATGCCGGTCAAGGTGATGGACTGGGAGCAGGATGAGCCGATCCTGTTTCCGGCTATCAACCAGGTGGCCGGATGCGAAGTAAGATCCGTCCCATATATTCACTGGTGGACCTTTGTGGGATATTTCATGGAAATCCGGGAAGGTATCTTTTCCACCGTACTGGGGATCCGGCAGAAAATGGCAAAAGGTAAGCACCTGGAAAAATGGGAAAGAGAATTTCGTAGAAACAATAAAAAGATCTGTGACCTTAAGAAACGGTATACGAAAGAAGAACAGGAAGAAATTGACTATTGGAATAAGTTATTAGGCTGAGGCGCGTGACAGCGTCTTATTTTGATGCCTGGAAAAGAGGTGAGGATATGGCAGCTGATGGCAGTCTGAAATTTGATACAAAAATTGATACCTCTGGACTGGAAAAAGGAACCGGAACACTGGAAAAAGCTTTTGACAGACTCACTAAAGCAGTTGACAGGCTTTCTGACAATATTTCAAATGTGTTTAATAATGTGGGCCAGGCGGCAGAAACAGCAGCAGCCCAGTCTTCCAAGGCAGCTGAAGGGATTGATCAGGTAACAGAGTCAGCTAAACAGGCAGAAAGACAGACCAAAAGCCTGCAGGAACAGATGGATGCCATCAAAGTAGATCGTGGGGAATACCAGGAACAGGAGCCGACACCCGCCAGACGGGTAAAGGTAGACGATCCTTCGGCATATGGTTATGATCCTGCAGCAATAGAATTTATTGATAAGTATGCAGCCGGAGAAGAGAAAGCGGAAAAGGCAACCAATGAATTTGCACAGAAGATTAGCGAATTAAAGAAGGAACTCAAAGACCTGGAAAGTCAGGGAATGTATTTTGGTGATGAAAAATATGATGAGGCATATTTAAAACTGGAAAAGGTCAAGCAGGCTCTTAAAGATTACAAGCAGGAACTGACAAATCCAACACCGGATGCAGTTATTTTTCCAGCGGACTCCCTGCAGGGGAAGATTGATCGTTTAAAGCAGGAACTTAAAGATCTGGAAAGCCAGGGAAAAAGCTTTGGTGATGCCTTGTATGACAGCACCTATAAGGCTTTAAACCAGGCACAGTCCGATCTGAGTACTTATAAAAAGAACCTTACCACTCCTGTTAAAATTCCGGTCCAGTTTGATCCCAATTCCTTTGAGGGACAGAAAGAAGCACTTAGAAGTAAGCTTTTGGGAATGGAGCAGCAGGGAATATCACTTGGAGATGCAGATTATGACCAGACTTATGTGCAGCTACAACAGGTGCTCCAGGCAGAGAATGAATACAAAAAATCCCTTTTAAGTGCAGATGCCGGACAGAAGAAAGCAAAAGCATCCGCGGATAAATTAAGGGACTCTGTAAATGGCGCTGGTAAAGCGGCGAAGAACTCAGGGAAAGGGATGCAGCTCTTAGGCCGGATCAGCCGTATGATGATGATGCGTTTTGTCATGCAGGCGGTAATGGCAGTGATGAGCGCGACAAAGGAAGGCTTTCAAAACCTTGCAAGATATTCCGGAAGCGCAAACCAGACATTATCCGGTCTGTCCTCTTCTTTATTGTATTTAAAGAACAGCCTGGCAGCCGGTTTTGCTCCCATTTTAAGTGTTGCGGTACCGGCAATCACTGCATTGATTGATGCGATAGCCCAGGCACTGGCCTGGATCGGGCAACTGGTAGCGGCATTAACTGGGAAATCCACCTTTGTGAAGGCTAAGAAGACCCAGGAAGATTATGCAAAAAGTCTTAAAAAGACAGGAAGCGCAGCAAAAGATGCAAAGAATAGTCTGGCAGCTTTTGATAAATTAAATGTCTTAAGTCAAAATAATGCAGGTAGCGGAGGCGGCGGTTCCGGAACGGATCCATCCCAGATGTTTGAAATGGTGGCAGTATCCAGCTCACTGTCAAAAGCCCTGGATGCATTAAAAAAGAAATGGAGTGATCTGTCTAGTCTATTCACCAAAGGATTTAAGGTGGGATTAGGAGATACTACTTCCCGGTTCGCTACGATCCAGAAAGGGCTTCAGAGTATTAAGGAAAGCCTGTCTGATATTTTTTCAGATCCGCGAGTCCAGGCTGCAGCAAGTACCTGGGGAAATAAAATGGTCTATGATTTAGGCGTGATTGCAGGGGCTGTTGCTTCAGTTGGTATTACGCTGGCAGCAAACCTGGTCGGTGGCACTGCAAAGTATCTGGAAGAAGCTCAGGAACGGATCAAGCAATATATCATAGACATGTTTGATATAACCGGGGACATAGCAGATATTGTGGCAAATTTTTCCGCAGCTTTCGCAGAAGTATTCAGTGTCTTTGCAGATGAAAACGGGCAGACATTTACTGCAAATCTGATCGGCTTTTTTTCCAACTCCTTCATGGGTTTGACAGAAGTGTTTGTCAAGCTTGGGCGGGATCTTTTAAACGCCCTGCTGACGCCTCTTACAAATAATACGGCCGGTTTTAAACAGGCATTTGACGGGCTTCTGGGAGTTGCTGCTCAGATAATGGGAGATCTTAAAGATCTGTTTACAGATGCGTTTGATCAGATAAACCAGACATATGATGAGCATGTAGCACCTATGTTTGACGCATTTACAGAGGGACTTACAGAAATCCATAAAAGCGCTCTGGAAGCATTTGAAACATACATATTGCCGGCACTTCAGAAAGTGGCAGATAAATTTACAGAAGTCAAAAGCCAATATTTGCAGCCATTTATTAAAAGTTTTGTAGAATTATTCGGAAACGTTGCAGATACCCTAACCGTCTTATGGAACCAGGTACTGCAGCCGCTTTTAAACTGGATCGTTCAGAGTTTTGCCCCGCTTATTGGTGCAGCCATTGAAAATGTTGGAGGATTTTTTACTGCGCTTCTTGCAGCAGTAAGCACTGCAGCCCAAGGTGTAACAGACGCTTTAAACGGCATCCTGGAGTTTATACAGGGCGTATTTACCGGAGATATGGAAAAGGCCTTAAATGGTATAAAAGATATATTTAAGAGTGTTTTTAACGGGATCATTTCCACAGTAGAAGTTGCGATCAATCATATTGTGGAAGGTTTAAATGGTATCAGTTTTGATGTACCGGACTGGGTGCCCCTTGCTGGTGGTCAGCATTTTGGATTTAATGTCTCATCAATGAAACTTCCTAGACTGGCTACAGGAACCGTTGTTCCAAGACAGGCCGGAGAATTTGCGGCGATCCTTGGAGATAACAATCGGGAAGCAGAAGTGGTCTCTCCATTGTCTACGATCAAGCAGGCATTGCTGGAAGCCTTGAAAGAGGCAGGTGCTGGACTGGGTGGAGACATTCAGCTGATGATCAATCTGGATGGAAAGGTAGTGTACGAAAATGTGGTAAAACGTAACCGGTTGGCAAGAAAGCAGACAGGAAAAAATCCGCTGCTTGTGTAAGGAGGAAGGACTATGGCTTTTAAAGGATGGCTTATAAAATTTGGAAATACCGTCCTTCCGAACAAATATCTGGAGAAATATAAAAGTACACCTAATCAGAGACTGGAACTGGATGCATCCCGTGATGCAACGGCATTGCTCCACCGTCAGACATCGCCGAATTATAAGACGAGCCTGACAGTACCGATCCGGAAACTGTATCTGGGTGAAAAGATAGTCGTTAAAGCGATCATAGATGCGGGAATCGTGTCAGGAGGAGAGCGGGAAAGAAAGGTATCTGTCACGTATTGGAACGATGAGGAAATGGATTATAAGTCAGGAGTATTTTATATCGCAGATATTGAATATACGATTTCCCATGTGAATGAGAGAAAACTGGATATGGTCTATGAACCATTTGATATCCAGCTGACAGAATATTAGGGAGGCAGCTTATGTTAAATGTGGATGAACGATTAAAAGAATTGTATCGGGCAGACAGTACAGATAAACAGCTGATCCTGGACTTTTATCACAAAGGAGAAGATGAACCTTACCTGCGTCTTTCAAGCAGCAACATAAAAGCGGAAACAATGGAACTGGATGAGGCATTGTCCAGTAATGAAAATCTGGAATTTGGAAGCTGCGAAGCATCACAGTTTAAAATTACACTTCTTAATGTTACGGAAGTTGTAAAAGAAGCCAGAATGGAAGTTTATCAGATCCTGGAGGGAATATGGCCGGAAGCAGGCCTGTTTCCAGGTGATGACATATATCCCAATGGATATCGGATGCCTTTAGGAGTATATATCATTAAATCCGCAGAAAAAGAAACAGATAGAAAATATCTGGATATTGTAGGTCTGGATCAGATGTCTCTGTTTGATGTAAATGTGGCACAGTGGTATAACAATCTTTCGTTTCCAATGACATTGAAAGAATTCAGATCCAGTTTATGTCAGTACGTTGGTGTGACGGAAAAGGTTCCATCTTATCTTCCAAATGACAGTATTTTGATTGAAAAGACAATGAGTGTAGAAGAATTGTCTGGTCGGGATACTTTGATTGCATGTGAACAGATGAATGGTGTGTTTGGCCATTTTGACCGGGAAGGGATTTTACAGCATATTGCATTGCAACCGAATTATATTTTGGCACCAGCTGAAAATCTGTATCCGTCAGATGAATTATATCCCCTTGTTCCAGGTGAAATGAATGAGCAGGTCTATGATGAAACAATTTCACAAAATCTGTATAAATCCTGTGTTTTTGAAGATTACACGGTAAAAGCCATTGAAGCAGTACAAATCCGCCAGGAAGAAGAGGATATTGGTGCGATCTATGGAACCGGTAATTGTCTGGTAGTAGAAGGTAACTTCCTGCTATACGGCAAGGGCGCAGATGAATTACAGCAGATCGCAGCGGGGATTTATGGAATGGTGAGCAGCCGACCTTATGTTCCTTACGAATGTAATCTGCTAAAAGGCTTGCCATATTTAGAACTGGGAGATGCCGGCTTGATCAAGTCGGAAGAAGGGACAATTGTTTCTTACATCATTAAGAGGACGATGAAAGGGATCCATGCCTTACAGGATACCTATAGCGCAACAGGTGAAGAAATACGAAAGGAAGAGCAGGGGACCAACGCGGACATTATCCGCTTAAAAGGCAAGGCTGCATATTTAAAGAAAAATGTAGATGAAGTATCAGCAAACCTGGTGGACCTAGAAAAACGTACAGAGGCAAAACTGACGATCACTGCAGAACAGATTGCCGCAGAAGTAAAACGAGCGTCTGCTGCAGAAGGAGAATTATCTTCTCAGATCACGATGACGGCAGAGAACATAAAACTGATGGTTAAAAAGGGAGAAGTATCGGCTCAATTATCCATTGAAAGTGGCGGCATTGATATTAAAGGCAATCGCTTTAGCTGGACGTCCACCTATTCTTCCTTGACTGCAGACGGGAAACTGACCGTAGTGGAAGGTCTGTTCAAGGGAAGTATCAATGTTGGTGATGGTCAGTTTACGGTAGATCAGAATGGTAAAGTCCTTGCAAAAAATATAGAGATCGGTACCACTGCTACAGGTGCTACCATTTATGGTGAAACCGTACTTGCATCCAGATTTACATGCAGGGATACTTTTTCTGTAGATTGTTATGCGTCCATGGCGGATATAGGCGCCAATACCATTGGGTGTGACAAGCTCAGAGCCAATACGATCATTGGGACAATAGATGAGTACTCAGACCGAAGATTAAAGGAAAATATCCATAAAGTAGATACAGGAACAGCACTTCAGATCATCAAACAGCTCCAGCCGGTATCCTACAATATGAAACGGACAGACCATGCAGGTATAGGTTTTATTGCTCAGGATGTCCGTAGGATATGCAGAAAGCAGGGGTTAAACCTTCCTCTGTATGGACATAGTGGAAGATATTTTACGATCCCGTATACCAATTACATTCCCCTGCTGGTAGCTGCTATACAGAGCCAGCAGGAGGAAATAGACAGGCTGAAAAGCCTGATCAGAAAGGAAAAACATGTATAACTTATCAGAAGAGCAGCGGGCAACGTTGCTCTATATTTTTGATCATCTTATAGTAACAGGCCCGGATCAGGCAGCACTGCTCAGTAATGCGGCGATTGTTGTACGTGGGTTAGAGAAAACAGATAAAAAGAAGGAGATAAAATAATGGCAGTAAAAACAGTACAGGCCATCATTAATGGCGTAACAACTATATTAACATTAAATTCCAGCACAGGAAAATATGAAGCTACGATCACAGCTCCATCTAAGTCCAGTTATACCATCAATGACGGGCATTATTATCCGGTAACGGTTAAGGCAACGGATGTGGCTGGAAATACAACGACAAAGACGGATTCAGATACGACCTTGGGAGCCAGTCTGAAATTAAAAGTAAAAGAGAAAGTTGCACCGGCTATTACCATTACCAGTCCAACAGCAGGATCTTATATCACCAACAATAAGCCAACTATTAAGTGGAAAGTAACAGATGCGGATTCTGGTGTTAATCCTGCAACTATTGGTATTACCATTGACAGTGGCAGCAAGGTTACAGGTGACAGCATTACTAAAACAGCTGTTACAGGTGGATATGAGTGTACTTATACTCCAACTACAGCTCTGGCAGATGGCAGCCATACAATTAAGATCGATGCATCTGACTTTGATGGAAATGCGGCTACACAGAAGACCGTTACATTCAAGATCGATACTGTACCACCTACACTTTCTATCACAGCTCCGGCAGATAAACTGGTTACCAACAAGACTGCGGTTACTGTTACCGGTACTACCAATGACGCAACTTCCAGCCCTGTTACAGTAACAGTCAAGCTGAACAGTGGTACTGCGGAAACAGTAACAGTCGGATCTGATGGTACCTTTAGTAAGGCACTGACACTGGTTACTGGTACAAATACCATTACAGTTGTTGCGAAAGACTCTGCAGGTAAGACTACAACCGTTACCAGAACCGTAACAGTAGATACAACAGCGCCTGTGATCAAGTCTGTAACGATCAATCCAAACCCAGTAGATTGTGGCAAGACCTATGTGATCAGCGTGGAGGTTACCGACTAATAGGAGGCTATAATGGTCAAACGTGTTTTTGGCCGTGTAGACGGCTGCGAAGTCGAGCTGAACCGATCAGAAGGGGACTGGTGGAATGTACCGGTCCCCTTTGATACGGACGGGGAATATGTGGTGGAGATCCTGGCAGAAGATGAGGCTGGTAATCAGGCATATATATCAAAGATGTTGTTTGTAGTCAATACAGCATTGCTGTGTGCTCATGTGGAGCCGGTTCCTTACTATGGACAGCTTCTTGAAACGGAATGGGAGGCTGAACTTGTAGCACCGCAGATTTATACAGAACTGTTAGTGGAAGGAGGAAAAAGATGCAACGGGTCCATTTCTATGTAGGTGAAAATAAAAGCATTGGACTTCGGATACACGCAAGAGATCAGGCTCCCTTCACGATCCGGGATGCCACCTGGGAACTTAAAGGCAACTATGAAACTGAAGCCCAGGGTGAATGTGAGATCAATGGGGATGTGATCCGTGCCATGATAGCTCCGCAAAAACGTGTGACCTATCGCCTTTATTTCACCTATAAAGTAGCAGAAGAGATTTTGATGGAATGTATAGAGGTGGTGGCTGAATAATGGCAGACAGTATTTATATCCAATCAGTATCGATCACGCCGAACCCGGTGACTGCAGGCGGGAAGATAAAGATCGAGGTTGAAATTTATACCCTGTATCCACAGACAACCTTATATCCGGCAACCACGCTTTATCCTGGAGAGGATCTGTTTACCCTGCATCCAGATACAGACCTGTATCCATCAAAAGATATTTATCCAACTGAAGGAGGAATAGAAACATGAAATTGAGCAGCTTTACGGCTTATGTAAAACAGCTTTGGAAAAATAAGCCTGATACCAGTACGCCATTATCAGCGGAAAGACTGACACATATGGAAGAAGGAATAAAAGGAAACAGTGATGCTATTGAAGCCATTGCAGCAGCAGTAGTAAGCCAGATCGTTAATGATCCGGATAAGATTGCCAGTATGGCAGCGTTGTATTCTGTAAATCAGAAGATCGGTGATGTATCGAAATTGCCAGACAGTGCAGCGGATGTGGTGCCTGCGATTGCTAAACAAAATAGTAATTTAGATTCGGGATATTTTAAAATAAAAGTTAAGACTACAACGATTGTTTTAATTATCGAAGAGTTTACCTTTACAAATGGAGTAGCAACTAAGACACTTCAATCTATTTTTGGAAACATTCCTACATATGCTAGCGGTATATGTCAAACAAAAGTTGAAGATAGCGGTGTTTACAATTTTACAGCAGTAAAAGACGGAAATAATTTAAAAATTGCAACAGCTGGTTCTACATTTTCCGGAAAAAAATGGGTAACTATGATAATTTTTGGTACGGCTTAATCTACAAAAAGATTGTTTGCTATTGGAATACAAGTCTTTGCAACTGATAAATTAAGATGCTGACAAGGATACATACCGTTTTATGATTTGCCCATCATAAAAGAAACTAAGGGTTAATTTAGATAATGTTGTATCAATTTCCATTCTAGTAATGCTCTTTCCCGCAACCATTATCGGTGAAGTATAAGGAACGCCATCAATCGTAAACGTTACTCCATTATTATTAGCATTCAAGACTACCTTGGAAATATGATTATCTGTGTTGAGTTTGTTTGTTCCAAGAGTTTCTAAATTACTATAAAACTAAGCCAATTTCATAGAAATAACAATCCAAGGCCTAAAAGGGCCTTTTATTATACACAAAATCAAATCAGAAAGGAGATAGAACATTATGGAATCTATCAAAATCGGAACTCAGAGTTATGAATTAGTAGCTGACGGATATCAACTGCAGCAGGATGGAGGATGTATTATCTTCCAGCCAGGGGAGCAGACCTTTGAAGAAGTTGAAACCGTGATGTCAGGCGTTAAATCTATTTTGCTTTTAGATGAAAATGGGGACACAATGGCATCCAGGACAGATTTGGTATATGCTGGTCGCATGACCAGACAGAAGGATTATGTAATTAGAGTTGAGAAAAACCAGACAGGCACTGATTCAGAGGGCAATGCAGTGTATGAGTATAAAGATATAACAGGTACCGTTCTGATTGCAGAGTTTCGTCTTCCGGACTTGCGTGAAAAATATGCAGCATTAGAGGAAGAAGTGACAAATACCCAGCTGGCAATTGTAGAACTTTATGAAGGAGGTGAGGCATAATGGCAAGAGTATATGCAGATCTGATCCGCAAAGGGAAAATTAATATTGAAAACGTGCCTGTGAAGATCAGAACAGAAGTTGAGGCAATTTTAAATGCTTAGACTTTTGCTCTTTTTATTATTTGGGAAGGAGGTGGAGACAATGGCAGTTATTTATGCGACCCTCATTGTTAAGGGCAAAAAAACCTATGCGCAGGTTCCTGAAAAGATTAAGCCTCAGGTTCGACAGGTCTTAATCGATCTGGAGTGCGAAGATCTGATCGTGGAGGAATAAGTTTTAATGGAACCAATTACACAGTACATAGCGGCGCACTGGGTTGCGTGGCTTTTTGCAGCTATCTCCGGTATCCTGGCTACAGCATATCATAGATTAGCAGGACGATTAAAAAAGGAGCAAATAAAGACACAAGCTATCAATGCTGCAGTCCTTGCCTTACTTCATGATCGGATCTATCAGGCATGTACATTCTATTTAAAGAGAAAGTATTGTACTGTGGAAGACAGAGATAATTTGGAGTATATGTTTAGGCCTTATAAAGCATTAGGTGGAAATGGTACTGGAGAAGAGCTTTATAACAGATGTCTGGCTTTACCATATGAGTCGGCAGAGCAGGAGGTATAGGTATGGATTTTGGAATTGCAGGCGTGGCGGCGATCACGGTGATCTGCTATTTAGGCGGAATGGCATGTAAGACGACGGAAAAAGTGAAGGATGAAGTGATACCAGTAGTCTGCGGAGTAACTGGTGGCGTCCTGGGGGTAGCAGGGATGTATCTTATGCCAGAGTTTCCAGCCACAGATGTGATCAACGCGGCGGCTATCGGAATTGTATCCGGTCTGGCAGCAACTGGAGCGCATCAGGTTATCAAACAGGCAAGCAAGAAATAGAATGGAGGTGATCCACACATCTCCCGCAGGCAGCCCGGGTTATGGCTGCCATTTGCGACGTCGCAATAAATCAGTAGAATAAAAATCATGCATATGTTATAATATCAAAGTTACCGCCCCTATACCGGTAAGGAAAGGGGGTGTCTCTTAGATGGAATGGATACTTTCTTTTATTGTCACAGTTGTGGCAGGTGTGGTTTGCCACCTCATTTGCAAATGGTTAGACGGTGACAAGTAGTCGGTAACTAGCCTATGGTTTAAGCCACCATACAAAACGGAATAGAAAAGCCCAGGGAATTGCGGTCCCTGGGCTTTTCGTTTTGTGTGTCTCTTAGATGAGATACTTTCTTTTTGCCTAACGGCATTATAGCATATGCAGAAAATCTTTTCAAGATACCATTTGGAAGAAAGGAAATGCTATGAAAATATCAGATAATGGACTGAATTTAATAAAACGTTTTGAAGGCTGCCGCTTGACAGCTTACCAGGATGCTGTAGGAGTATGGACCATTGGATACGGTACAACCAATGCTGATAAGGCTATCACGGGAACAACTATCTGCCAGGGCTTGAAAATCAGCCAGGCTACAGCAGATAATTGGTTGAGACAGTCTGTAGATAAGAAGTATGGTCCAAAAGTGGACAAGTACAGTGCTTACAACTGGACGCAGCCAGAGTTTGATGCCTTGGTATCTTTTACGTATAACATCGGAAGTATTGACGGATTGACGGCTAAAGGTACTCGTACCCGTTCTGAGATAGCAGCCAAAATCCTGGAGTATAACAAAGCTGGCGGAAGGGTATTATCTGGTCTCATCCGCAGACGTCAGGAAGAGAGAAAGCTTTTTTTAACTCCCATTACAGTAAAAACAGGCTGGCAGCAGGAAAATGGAGGCTGGCGCTTCTACAAAGAAGACGGATCAGGAGAATATGCTTGTAACAAATGGGAGCAGGACGGAGATAGGTGGTACTGGTTTGACGGTGCCGGTTTCATGGTATCCGACACTTGGTACCAGTACAAAGGTTCTTGGTACTATCTTGGCCCAGACGGTGCTATGGTAAAAGGCCTGCAGACGATCAACGGCAAGTGGTACTACCTGGATCAGGACGGCCGTATGGCTACTGAACCGATAGTCCTTACTCCCAATCAGGACGGTGCCTTACACTATCCAGGCCTTGCAAAATAATATAAATCCTCTTAAAAACTTTAGGTTTATTTTATCCTATTAGTCACAATAAAGTCACAAATTCAAATGAGAAACCTAGGAAATACAAGGTTTTTCTTGATATTAAATTTAAAAAAGACTTAAGAAAAGCTTTATTGGATGTAAGGGGAATATAGTATATAATGAACGCAGAGAAAAACAAGCGGCTGCGTCAGCAGACATTTGTTTTTCTCAAGTCATTAACGAAGGTTCCGCCTGCGTCAGCAGGCAGTGGAGCGCGTCAGCACGGGAACCTGAGTATTAGAGCACAGTTAAAGAAATGATCTTTGTTATAGAAAAGGAGAAATCATATTGAGAAAATATCATTTATACGCAGCAGTATTATGCAGCGCAGCAGTTTTAGGCCTTGGCGGATGCTCCAATAAAGTGGATGCGGCAACCACATTGCCTCTTGTAAATGAGTCAAGACCAGTGGTGGTAGAGTCTGAAGAACCTACTTCTTCTGCAGAAGAGACTACCGTTGTAGAAACTGTAAGCGGCACGATCGAAAGTGCAGAAGAGCAGCCAGAGCAGGCAGAAGACTCTGTATGCCTGTTTGGACCGGCTACCCAGATGGAAGATGGCAGATTATCCATTGACAGTCAGGCAGATCAGGGATATCAGGGAGAAGTGATCTTAAACGTTTCCCAGGAGTCTACTTATGTATTAGACGCAGTTTCCGGTCTTCCAATAGAACTTTCTGATATTAAAGACGGAGACACCATCTACGCTTACATCGGACCGGCAATGACCATGAGCCTTCCGCCAATGACCAATGCGACGATGATCTTTGCCAATGTTCCGGCAGATTTTAAGGTTCCGGACTATGTAACAGTTAAATCAGTAGTGACAGATGCAGCTTCTTCCCAGTCTGTACTGACTGCTATGGACGGCACAGAATATACACTGGCAGATGACTGTGGGATCGTACCGTATCTTACCAGAAATATTGTTACGTTAGATGACCTGACTCAGGGCAGAAAAGCAGTGGTATGGTCTGATGGAGAGAATACAGCAACACGGATCATGGTATTTGCAGAATAA